GCTTCTTCAAACTTATCTTTCCAATAATCTTTAACACCTTGAGCTTCTTTATACTTTTTAAGTATTTCTGTAGCTCTATCTGCTGTGCCTTGATCTAAAGTTTCTTGAGTTTCTATGTATGCCATTATTTATTCTTTTTGTTTTTTTTACCTAGACGTTCCATTTCTTTATCAACAGAACCTGGCCCATAAATAAAATCAATTTGTGCATCTGTAGATGGATAATCATCTCCATGTTTTTTTTTACCTTCTTTAATTTTATCTTTCATCCAAGCTTTTGTGTGCCATGTTTCGTGTGCCATATTTATCTCCTGTTATGCTGGATCAAAATAACCTCGACCACCTGCATTACCAAACATTGATCTAGATCCTTTTAATCCTTTTACTTTTTTATATTCTTCTTCTTTTTCTTCTTCTGTTTTTTCATCTTTTTTTTCTTCTTGTTCTGATTCATCTTCAACTTGTTGTTCTGTTTTTCTTGTTGGTCGATCATTATCTTTACCAAAATTAGGATTTACATTTCCGTAAGCATCTGTTTGTCCAGACAATCTACCTTCTATATAACTACCATATATTTCATTTTGTTTATCTACTGATAAATCTTGAAATTCTGTTTTAGAATATTTAGTACCTTTATAAGTAACTCCTTTTTTAGAGAGTACTTTATTAGAAAAAAATGTTCTTGTTTTTATAGATCCTTTTTTAAAAGCACTTTCTAATGGTTTTAATGTTAAAAATGGAGTTTTAACTTTTCCAGAATTAATAAATTCTTTTTCTTTAGCTTGTCTATCTTTTCTATCTTTAATATCTTGTTGTACTTGATCGTCAGACTTAGCTGAGTATACTTCATTTTTATTAAATGATTCATAAGATTGTGTGTTAGTAAAACCTGCATCACTTCCTTCTTCTTGTTTTCCACCATCCTTACTCATTAGTTTAATTCCTCATCATCTTGGAAGTCTTCTTCTTCAAATTCATCTATATCTTTAGGGAACATAATATCTTCTAGATCTTCCATTAAAGATTCTTCTTCTGAATGGATCTCTGCAATTCTATCTAAAATTTGTCTAGCTGTTTTTTTTGCCATGATTTTCCCTTTTTTCCCAAAATGGCTTATATCCAGCTTTTAGCAACGCACAATAAAGCTGATATGGTGTAATGATCCACCATCTATAAAATCCAATCAACCTCATAACAAATGATACGCAAGACAATTCTTTAATTCTCATTAGATGCCAATCATTTTTTTTAGGACAAATCAGTATTTTAAAATCATAAAGCTTAGCAAATAGTTCTTCAGCAGCTATTGGGCTAAGTATAGTTGTTTCAATACCTGCGTGATTAAACTCTACATGTATCCAATGTTTAACATTTGTATCATAATGTAATGCACCACAATGACTAAAGCCTGGCTTTGGTTTCCACCACCAAGTCCATTTAGCATATCTTACAGTTCGTGCATTATAGAAATAGACTAGCCATTCCTTTTGAACAGATCCCATACTTTCCTTGTTTTCTTTTTTTGTCCTGCAAATACATCCCATTCTCTTTTAGCAATAACAGTTTTCTGTGTTTGCTTTCCCGATAGAATAGTTCGACCTTCACCTGCCCCCATCATTAAATATTGTAATGCATCGTGAACGTGAGAGTATCTATTCTTTAGTGGTTTCTCATCATAACGATCTCCAGAAGTTTGTAGTCGTCTGTAATGATAACCACCATTGAACCCTTTTTTTAAATTAATACATTTTGTATCCATTAAAAATCCTGCTTTACCATCAAGCAATCTTTGTAGTGCTGCATCTACAGCTTCTATTCTAAGAGCAACATCATTAGATGGTGCAGGTATAGCTTTTAATCCATAGGTTCTCATAATTTGAAAAGGTGTTCTTTCATCCGTCTGTGATCTAAAATCACCAGCAGGATCTCCATAGATATGCACTTCATATTCTTTGTAGTGTGTAGCTATTTCTTTTCTTAATAATTCAGAAAATCTCATAACCCCCATATCGAAACATACAAGTTCGTTTAAGATATGCCATCTTCCAGTAGATAGTCTTTGTGCAAAGACAGCTGCAGGAGTTAAGCCAAAGTCAATTCCTATATAAATAGGTTGACCAATGCTTAGTTGTAATTCTTCGATTGCAACGTGCAGCTCTTGTCTAAAGTTTGGATATACAGGTTTACCTTCTTCGATAGTTCCTAGTTTGTTCATTACATAAACATCTATCCATCCTTTTGTTTTACCTCTAATAATATTAGGATAATATTTTGGAGTTAGGTTTTTTTTATTTTCTGCTTTTTCATTTGGATCATATGCAGTTGTAAATCCATCTTGATCTTTCTTCTCAGTTAATGCAGGGGGCTGAGTATAGAAAGACCAGTTATCAGGTTTAATTAACATTAAAGCTTCATCACGAGATATGTGATCTGGTACTGGTACATCACCTGCCATTATGGGCCACCAATGATCTTCTTCTGGTGCATTGGTATCGGCTATTACTCCGTACCAAGTTGCACCTCCATCTCTCATTGAAGGGTAACGACCTACTCTCATAGTACAAGCATCAATAATACTCTTAGGTATTTCTCTTGCTTCATTGATCCACACACCAGTAAGTTCTAAAGATAATAATTTCTTTACATCTTCTGGTCTATCTAGAGCTAAGAACATTACTTCTAGCTCTACTTCGCCTTTGTTAATTCTATGCGTATAAGGTACTGACCAAGCAAAATCTCCCCAAGTATCTTCTGGAAACCAATCTATCCAAGTTTTAATTGTAGTTGTTTTTAATTGTGGGTTAGTATTTCTTATTACTGCCCATCTAGATTTTCTTTTACCTTCTTTGTTTTTTTCTTGCAACAATGCTCTACGAAAAATTTCTATACAACAAGCTACTGATTTACCACTACCAACAGGCCCACGCATTCCTCTAAAGAAGTCATCAGACTTCATAAAGGTTTTAAGTGTATCGCCTTCTGGTTTATATTTAAAGTTAATCGACATTTACACCAACATTAGCTTTCAACAGGTTATAAATAGTTTCTTCACCAAAAGCTTCTACAAGCTTATCGGCTTCATAATCTGTTATCATGTGTGTTGGGTAATTTTTTAAATGTACTTTCTTAACAATAGTTCTTAATCTTTTACGATCTTTTAAACTTAGATTATTGAGGAACGACATTTTAATTGCTCAACCCTTTCCAATACTATTTTTAATATTTCTGTTTCTTTACCAAACTTTTCTTCAAATGCCTTCTTAGCCATGTGTATAGAGAAGTTACCTTGATGATGGTCATGACATAACGGAATTACATGGAAGTGACTCGTACGTCTTCCTATGCCAGTTCCAGGGGGTCTTATATGATGTAGGTTAGCTGGTCTTTCACAACAATAGCAGCCAAGCTCAGCTACCCACCTCATATGTTCTTTTTCTTTTTTAGTAGCCACCAGATTTCTTAGTGGACATTACTTTCTTGCCAGATTTTTTGGCTTCTTGTTTTGCAGCAGCTTTACCTTTTTTGGTATAGCTAAACTTCTTTGTTCCTACTTTGGGCATCGTATTCCTCCTTGGTTATTGATTCATAATTAGCTCTACATCCATCTGGAGTAGCAGCACTTGCTTTCTGCATTGCAATAACTTCATTGTCTGCAGAAAACATTATTTCTTTTTTGAACGACTCTCCGTTCCAAATTCTAACTCTGTAATACATGTTAAGTTTTTTTAGCTGTCTTTTTTGCTGCCTTAAAATTAGATGCTTTAGGTGCACCTTTAGCTCCTGGTTTTCTCATAGATTCACCAGAACCTTTTTTAATTCTTTCACGTTTAGCATGAATGTTTGCGTATAGACCTTTTGCTTTTGCCATTTCTTTCTCCTTAAGCTGTTGATTTCTTATTTGATTTTTTATGTTTGTTTGCGAAATTTCTTGCTGCTTCTACAGATCCAAAACCCCACTTCTTTAAAGCTAAAGCTTTTCTTGTAGGTTCTCCGTTTGGTTTTTTCATTGGGCCATCCATTCCTGCAAACCTCGCAGCAAAGGAAACACGTCTTGCATTAACACCAGATTTAACAGGTGGTTTTTAAATTACCACCATCTTTGTTGTTAAAATACTTTCGACCAGCTTCGGTTAATCCACCAGTAGGTGATTTATGTTCTTTGGAAAATCCCATGAGAAAGTGTTTAGCAATAAATGCTATTTAAAAAAACGCACTTACCTGCCTTGTCCTTTATACCTAGTTTGTTTCTTTTGCCTTACAGAAGATTTGTTTTGGCTTTTGGTATGCACACCTTTCCTTTTCTTAGGCTTTTCCCTTGGGATGAAATGTGTAAATTTTTGCTTAGCCATAGTTTAACGAACCTTTGGAAGTTTAAAAATATTTTGTCTTTGCGACCGAATGCTTTTTTTAACTTCTGTTGTGTGTGTAACTCCACTAGTCATCTGACGATGTCTGGTTTTGCCCCCACCCCCTTGTTAGTGTCTGTGTACATATTCCCTGCTGTACCGACATATCTAACTTAGGTCGATATTGATCTTGATATCGCCCTGTATATTGTGAGATACCTTACTAGGTACTCTCATCCCTACTCTGTCGAGTATATCTCTACTAGCTTCTAGTTGAACGTACTCACTCCTAGCTCCACTTGATAGCTCTATCATCTTCCTACTCGCACTTACTGCACCAAGTCCTAGACTTTGAGCAACGACCTGTTGCATATAAGTCTGTACCTTTGGTAAACGTAGTGTGCGAGAAGCACTTATTCTCCCAGCTTCTTTGCTTCCTTTAGCTGAATATCCTGCCTTTTCTGCTGCATCCTTGATAGAGCATCCAGTAGCTACGATAGTATCCACTAATGCTTTCTGTTTCTCTGTAAGATCTGTCATTCGGTAGCTCCTAATACGTTTATATTATTCTGCCCCTTCTTAACTATAGATCAAGAATTGCAGTGTCAAGAATTATATTAATGGTTTAGTGTCAGATAGCTACTCACAATACTACATGTTGTGCGACAGCCAGGCTCTAGGGCTAAAGCCCCCATGCCTAAGGTCATGGCCCTTCGGGTAACGATCCTTGTCGCTTAATTAGAATGAATCCCTAAAGGGATGCTTATAATCCCATACGCAATTTTCTCTCTTGGTCTGACTCCTATGGTCGTCATCCCTATTCGCTAAAGACTCGCCTGACAGTTGGTAAACCAACTTCTAGGCATCCTCTTACGCTATTGGGGGAAAAGAGAAACCCTGCGTTACTCGAGAATGCTNAAACGCATTCTTCTGCGTTACTCGTATTGCTATGGGCCCCTCACACACACGGGGTGNTAGGTGCTTGTATCATCGAGTTTGCCTAAATGTACATTGCAGATCTCTGTGTCGCAGGGGTGAACCCTGCACGTCTTTGACTGACACAGGATCGCAAGTAACATTTAGTTTACCTCGTGATGACTGCACCCCTNACCCCGTAAGTGACAGCTAGTAGGGTAATTTATAAACGTAACTAGAAAGGTTAAAATGACTATAGACGATATGTTAGAATATTATGCTATCGCTAAAGATAGTAAGAATATCAAAAGAGTTGAGGAGTTAGCTAACTTGCGAGATGAAGCAGTAGCTGATGGCAATGATAGTAAGATTGCTGTTATTGATTGTGAATTAACTAACATGGAAGG